GGAGCCAATGCGCTCAGAAAACCTGATGATTTCGTCTTCCGGCAAGGTTGCCCTCATGCTCACAGGGCTGAGGGGCTAGGCTTGTGGTTGGGCCGGCGAGCTGCGAACTCCCGACCCGTGATCAACCTGCTGTCACAGGCCGATGGAACTACGGTACTCGTTCGATCCAGAGCGGTTCTACCTTGGAACGCTTTGCAAGCGCAGCCACGCATGGCCTGGAACACAGCAAAGCCTAAGAAGCGTTTACAAGGACAAAAGAGGCAGAACTGTTAATCACTGCATGGGCTGCTTAAGAAAGAAGCATTCTGATTGGTTGCTTTCGTTTCTCGATTACCAAGCAATGGGCTGGCCTGCCAGTCAAGCGCTTGGAAGGCTATGCAAAGAAGGCCATAAGTGGGAAGGATGCGACGTAAGTCTTAGGCGGTGGGGCAAGTGTGTTGAGTGTGAAAAGCTGCGAAAACGCAAGCAATCAGAGCAAAGGCAAATAACTGATCGCCGGTGGCATCCTGAGCTAAGAGGGCTACCGACTGCAGAGCGCAGACGTCTCTACAAGCGCATGGTGCGTGAAAAGCTCAGAGAGCAAGGGCTGACAGCCAAAGGCACACTTCCACTGCGTCTTAACGGTGCCATGCCCAAGGGCGATCAAAGTCAGGCTCTGCTGCGTAATGCCATCCGCGCCGCCGGCCGCTGCCCGAGCGTCGCCCGCCTAGTCATGGACGAGCAGCGCCGCTACTGGCGCGAGCATCCTGAAGCCAAGCGCGAGCACGACAAGCAATGGGACCGTGCTAGCTGGTGGCTGCAGTATCAGATCAATCCTGATCTGCGCCTGTATGTCCGCCAAAAGTCCAAGCGTCGAAAGGCATTGCTGCGCCAGCAAACAGCGCATCAGATCAAGCCGCGCGTCATTCGCGCAAGGTTTGCGCAGTTCGACAACTGCTGCGCCTACTGCGGAGCGGCTGGCGACATGCAGATTGAGCACGTGGTGCCGATCAGCAAGGGTGGCACGCACGCGATCGGCAACATCGTGCCGGCGTGCCAGGCGTGCAACTACAGCAAGCGTGAGCACGAAGTGGAGCGTTGGTATCGCGCGCAGCCGCAGTTCAGTGAGAAGCGTTGGCGGAAGATTTGCCGAGTGCTGGGCTGGGATCGCGGCTCGGTTGGCCAGCTGGCTCTGCTGTGATGCAACCGGTTGCATAGGGTGGTTGCATGGCAACACCGCTGAATGCAAAGGCCGGGGCAGAGCTCATTCAATCCGCCACCGGCCGACGTTGCACCAGACAAAACCTTGACAAGCTCTGTGAGCGTGGAGCGCTGGCGGGAAGTCCCTGCGTGCTGCAGCAGAAGCCATTGCGCGTCGACGGCGATCTGCTGGTGGCTGAATACCTGGCCAAGGTGGCGCCGCACCAGGCAGAGGCACAGCAGCCGACGCAGAAGCGAGAATCGCCTAGGGCTGCGACAACGACACCAGCACAGCTGCCTGCTGATCGGCCGGAGGAACTACCGGAGTACACGATCAGCCGCGCCAGGTCGGAGTATGAGAAGGCGAACCTGCTGGAGCTGCAGCGCAAGACGCAGGAAGGCCAGCTGCTACGTCGTGAAGACGTGGAGACGGCCACCGGCAAGGCGGTGAACATGGCCCGCACGAAGGTGCTGGGTGTGCCGAGCAGGGCGAAGCAGCAGATCCCGCACCTGACGACGGATGAGGTGGAGCTGATCCGCGACCTGCTGCGCGAAGCGCTGGAGGAACTGGCGGCGATGGAGGTGGCGGCGTGATCGAGTCTGATCCGGTGGCATTGACGCGGCGAATCCTCGGGGGCTTCAAGCCACCGCCGCGACTGAAGCTCAGCGAGTACGCGGACGAGTTCGCGGTGATGACCGGCAGCGCTGCAGAGAAGGGTCGCTGGCGAACGCTGCCGTATCAACGCGAGCTGCTCGACTGCTTCACGACACCAGGCGTGGAGATCGTGGCCTGCATGAAGTCGGCGCGGGTGGGCTGGACAAAGTGCCTGGGGGTGGTGGTGCAGTACTTCAGCCACCAGGACCCGTGCGAGATCATGATCGTGCAGCCGGTGAAGGAAGACGCGGAGGGCTACAGCAAGGAGGAGATCAAGCCGCTGTTCGAGGACACGCCGGTGCTGCGCGGGCTGATCTCAGAAGCCAAGGCGAGGAACACCGCCAGCAATACGATCCTGCTGAAGCAGCTGACGAATGGTGGGCTGATCGACGTGGTGAACGCCGCCAGTGGCCGGGCGTTTCGGCGCAAGAGCCGCAAGGTGGTGCTGTTCGATGAGCCGAGCGCGTATCGACGGATTGACGAAGGCGATCAGATCAAGCTGGGCCGCAACCGGGCGGACTACTACTGGGATCGGAAGATCGCGATCGGTGGCACGCCGATCTTTCCAAACGACAAGACCCACGAATGGTTCCTGCGTGGTGATCAGCGCCGGTACTTCGTGCCATGTCCGTTCTGCCAGGAGTACCAGGTGCTGCGATGGGAGCAGATGCGGAAGGACGGCGACGATGCCGGCTCGTATGAGTGCGCGCATTGTGCGGAGCTGATCCCGCACAGCAAGAAACGTTGGATGGTGGAGCGCGGGGAGTGGAGGGCAACGGCTGAAAGCCAGCAGCCAGGCTTGCGGAGCTACCACCTGTGGGCGGCCTACAGCTACAGCCCGGCGGCAGATTGGGCGGTGCTGGTGCGTGAGCACCAGGAAGCGCTGGAGGCGATGCGTCGCGGCGATCCTGATGCGATGCAGACGTTTCACAACACCGTCCTGGGTCTGCCGTGGGAGGACACGCTGGCCGGCAAGCTGACCGGTGATGGCCTGGCAAAGCGCCGGCAGGACGAAGCAGCCGGCAATGGGTATCCGGTGGGATCGGTGCCGGAGGGCGTGCTGATCATCACCGCCGGCGTCGATGTGCAGGGTGGCGGCGGCACCGTGGGCGAACGATTGGTGGTGACGTTCTGGGGCTGGGGCCGCGGCGAGGAAGCGTGGCACCTGGGCCACTTTGAGATCGACGGCGACCCGCAGCAGACCGAGACGTTGGATCAGCTGGACCAGGTGGCAGATACCAAGTGGCGCCGCGACGACGGCGTGATGCTCACGATGCGGATGGGCGGGATTGACGATGGCGGCATCGCGACGCAGGAGGTGCGCGAGTGGTGCCGCACGCGATCGGCGCGGTGGGTGCCAATGAAAGGTGCGCACCAGAAGGGCAAGCCGCTGATCGGCCGCGGCGTGCCGGTGGATGTGAACCGGAAGAATCAGGCGGTGACGAAGCGGGGCGTGCTGCTGTATCCGGTGGGGTATGACGCCAGCGTGAACCACCTGCAGGGCCGCCTGCGCAATGAGCAGCCGGGGCCGGGCTACTTGCACTTCGGCATGGCAGCGACGGATCAGTTCCTTGATGAGCTGTTCCCGTGGAAGCGGATGCCGCGGCGCGACAAGGGCCAGGTCAGCTACCACTGGGTGCTACCACCTGGTGCCAGGGACGAGGGCGGCGACTGTACCCGCTACGCCTACGCGGCGCTGCAGCTGGTGACCAGGAAGTACAACCGGGCGACGATGTGGGATCAGATTGCGGCCGCGCTGTCGGTTGGGCTGCCGGCTGATGAGCCACCGCAGGCCCCGATAAAGCGTCGCCGGGGGAGCTGGCTGAAGTGACGCGTAGCCTGGCCTATGAGCCGATACACCGCCCAGCAGCTGACGGATCTTCGCGCGGCGATCGCCGAAGGCGTGACGAAAGTCAGCGCAAACGGCCGCATGGTTGAGTATCGAAGCCTCGCCGAGATGCGCCGGCTGGAGGCGATCATGTCGGCCGAGCTGGAAGCGGAACCGACGATCCCACGGCGGATCTACCTGTCGCACCGGAGGGCGTGATGGGGAAGCGTGCGGAACAGCTGGAGTTGCGGCTGCAGGAGGCGAAGAAGCAGCTGGCGATCGAACACCTCCGCGCCTTTGAGGCGGCCAAGCAATCGCGCAGAACCGATAACTGGTTTGCCACCAACAAAGGTCCGAACGCTGATCTCAGGCTGGCGTTGCAGCGGATCATCGCCAGGCATCAGGATCTGGTGGACTCTGACCCGTGGGCATCAAAGGCGATCGCGGTCGTCTGCAACAACTGGGTAGGGGACGGGATCATTGGTGCACCGGTGGGTGCGTCGCGCCGATTCGCTGATGGGTTCCGGGAATGGGCGGAAGGCACCGACTGCGACTGGAGCGGACAGCACAACTTCTACGGGCTGCAATCACTGATTGCCCGAACGGTGGCGGTGCGCGGCAGCTGCCTGGTGCGGCGCCGGATGGATGAGAGCCTGCTGGCGCGTGGTCTGATGCCGCTGCAGTTACAGCTTCTGGAACCTGATCACCTGGACTTCAGCAAGGACGACGGCGCCAGGATCCGCTTCGGCAAGCAGTACGCCGAGAACGGCAAGCTGGAGGGCTACTGGCTGCGGCGTGCTCACCCTGGCGAGTCTGACTGGACGGCGCAGTCGATCCAGCAGTCGGACTTTGTGCCGCGGGAGGAGATCTGCCACGTGTATGACGTGCGCCGTCCTGGCCAGGCCACCGGCGTGCCGTTTGGTGTGGCGGCCCTGCTGAAGCTCCGGGACGTCAGCGATCGCGATGCAGCGCAGCTGCTGAAGGACAAGCTGGCGGCATGCTTCATGGCGTTTGTGACCGATGCAGACGCTGATGCGTTGACGGCCGGCACCGAGCTGCTGGACACGCTGGAGCCTGGCGTCATCGAGCAGCTGCCACCTGGCAAGTCGATCACCTTCGCGCAGCCGCCCACGTCAGGCGACTACGTGTCAAACCAGAAGTTCCACCTGCTGAGCATCGCGCAGGCGTACGAGATCACGTACGAAGCGCTGACCGGCGACTTGGGGAACGTCAACTTCTCCAGTGGCCGGATGGGTTGGATGGAGATGCGTCGTGCGGTGGCCCGCTGGCGGTGGGGGATCATGATCCCGCAGCTGCTGAACCCGGTCGCGGCGTGGTATCGCGAGACTGCGGCGGTGATCGGCGGTGGCCGGGTGGCGTCACGGTTCGAGTGGACGCCGCCGATCACATGGCTTGTGGATCCAGCCCGCGAGATCCCGGCCTATGTGAACGCCGTCCGCGCGGGCTTCATGAGCCTGAGCGAGATCCAGCGGATGCTGGGGTACGTGCCGGAGACGGTGATCGCAGAGCTCGGCGCCGACATGAAGCGCGCCAGGGCCGCCGGCCTGGTGCTGGATGTGGATGTGGCAAGGGTGAGCCTGGCGGGACAGGCGCAGATGGTGCAGCAAATGATGGAGGATCAGCCTGACGCCAATCCGTAGCCTGAGCTATGGATCACCGTCAACTCCAACGGATGGCGCTGCTTGCGCCAAATACGTGGGACGAGGAGAGTCGCACTGCGACGATCGTCATCTCATCGGATGCCGATGTAGGAGATGGTTTCCAGCTGGTGCATTCCACCGATGCAATCCGCTGGCCGGAACGACCGATCCCGGCGGATTATGACCACCTGCGCACGTCAGAGTCAATCTGGGGTGCGGTCACTGATCTGAGCCTGGAGCGTGCCGGTGATGGCACGAATCAGCTCGTCGGGAAGGTGATTGTGGATGGCCCTGCAGCTGCGATGGATCTGGCGTTACCTCGTCTGCGGACGGGAAGCGCGAGGTTCAGCGTTGATGCCCGCATCTACAGCTGGGCAGAAACAGGCGATCTGTTGATGGCGACCGATTGGTCCCCGCAGCTGGTCAGCCTGGTGGCAGCAGGGCAGGACACGGCAGCGGTGATGCGCAGCGACAACAACAATCTGGGAGAACCCCCGATGTCCGAAGAGAATCAGGCCGGGGGCGCCCCGGTGGAAGACAACACGCCCGCTGCTGAGGCACCGGTTGCCTGCGCTGCTCCCGTTGCTGCCGAACCGGCCGGCGAGGATGTGCAGCGTTCGGCAGCTGATGAGCGCCTGGAGCTGACGGTGCGGCGTGCGGCCAGCGAGGCCCGCCTGCCTGAAGAGACCGTGCAACGCATCCTCAATGAGAACCGCGGCCGCAGCCAGACCGATGCGCTGACGGCGGTGGTGCGTGAGATGCGCCTGGAGACTGAGCGCCGTGCACCTGCCCATGCTGGCCACCCGGCCCGTGTGGAGGTGACCCGCGACTCCGGCGACAGCCTGGTGCGTGCATTCAGCGATGAGCTGGAGCGCCGCGCTGGTGTGATCGATCAGCCGACTGAGGTTGGCAAGCAGGCCCTCGGCCTGACGGCGCTGGAGATGTGCCGCGCGTATCTCGGCTCCCGTGGTGTCAACACCGTGGGCATGTCGAAGAACGAGGTGGTCGCCCGTTCGTTCCACAGCACTTCGGACTTCCCGAAGCTGTTCGAGAACGTGGCGAACAAGACGCTGCTAGCGGCCTACGCCGAGGAGCCGCAGACCTGGCGGCCTCTGGCCCGTCAACGCAACCTGCCTGACTTCAAGTCGGTCAGTGATCTGCAGATCGCCGGTCAGGTGGTGCCGGAGCAGATCCTCGAAGGTGGCGAGTACAAGCACGGCACGCTGACCGAAGGCAAGTCCACGTGGAACCTTGCCACCTACGGCAAGAAGCTCACGGTCACCAGGGCCATGATCATCAATGATGATCTCGACTCCCTGAGCCGGGTGCCCGAGATGCTGGGTCGCGGCTGCCGCCTGCTGGAATCGAACCTGATCTGGGATCTGATCACCACCGGCGCCAACGGTGCCACGGTCAGCCTTGACGGCCAGGCCCTGTTCGTCAGCGGTCACAACAACACGGTTACCGGCAGCGGCTCCAGCATCACCATCGGTGGGATGGACAAGGCGAAGCAGAAGCTGCGCAATCAGAAGGATCTGGCGAATAACCGGATCAACCTGGCGCCTGCTTATCTGGTGGTTCCGACCACGCTGGAGACCACGGCGCTGCAGTTCCTGTATCCGACCGGATACGCCCCCGCTGCCTTGACCGGCAACAGCGGCCCGAATCCGTTCGCGATGGGTGTGCAGCTGATCGTTGAGCCGCGGCTTGATGATGACAGCACCAGCGTGTGGTATCTGACCAGCTCGCCCAACCGGGTCGAGATGATCACCTTCGGCTACCTGGCTGGTGAGGCTGGCCCGACCATCACCACGACCGAGAAGCGCGATCCCGACGGGGTTGAGCTGCTGGTTCGGATGGACTTCGGCTGCACGCTGTCTGACTTCCGCGGCTTCGTCCGCGCAGAAGGCACCGCCTGATCATCGGTTGATCTGATCCCATTCTCTGAGACTTTCCATGAAGAACCAAATCTTCAGTGATGGCGACTACATCGAGATCACCGCTGGGGCGACTATTGCCTCTGGTGATCTGGTGCAGTTCGGCAACCTGCACGGCGTGGCCGTGACTGACATCGCCAATGGCGCCAAGGGCAACATTGCACTGGAGGGCATCTATACCCTCCCCAAGCTGACGGCAGCTGCAGGTGATGCCTGCACTGCTGGCGGTCCCGTCTATTTCAGCTCTGGCTCTGTCAGCGGCACCGATAGCAGCGGGACCCGCAAGCTGGTGGGTCATGCAATGGCCGCTGCCAACCAGGCGGCGACCACCGTGGCTGTTCGACTCCAGAACTGATGAGCTGGGCCAGCCGTCACAATCTGCTGGCCCGTTCCGTCAACCGGAACCTTGGCGGCGTCTCAGTTCTCTGGGGCGCCGTTTCCGGTGAAGCACTATTGGAGCAGAACACCGAGCTAGTGGTGAATGACCAGGTGTTGAGCGTGGAGTATGCGCTGCACAACCTGCGTGCAGACCTGTTCGGTGCCTTGAACTTCGGTGACAACCTGACTGTTGCCGGCGAGAATTATGAAGTGCGCCATGCGCCACTGCTGGTGGGTGATGGCCGCTACTGCGTGGTGATGTTGGCCAAGTCCACAAGCCCAGTGCCGACGACGATCATATTGAATGGTGACTGGGTATGACAACGCAGACGATTAACTATCGTTTCCGCACTCTGTACGCGACAGAGGAAGAGCTTGCCGATCTGAACCCGGTGCTGCTGGAAGGTGAACCAGCGACCGAGAGTGACACGCTGAAGCAAAAGATCGGCGACGGGGAAACGGCATACAACGATCTGCCGTATCTAGCAGCCAGCGCAGGAATCCCTGGCCCGGCTGGTCCGCAGGGACCCGCAGGCGCGGCGGGTGCCCAAGGTCCACAAGGACCTGCAGGGGCAACGGGGCCAGCAGGAGCAACGGGCCCACAGGGACCAGCTGGAGCAGCCGGCAGCAGCGCCTATCAGGTGGCTGTCGCTGGTGGCTTCGTCGGGTCGGAGTCGCAATGGCTGGCGTCATTGGTTGGCCCGCAGGGCCCAACTGGAGCGACCGGTGCCACTGGACCTGCAGGCGCAACAGGCCCGCAAGGCCCTGAGGGTCCACAAGGGGCAACCGGCGCTCAGGGTCCACAAGGCCCTGCTGGTGCAATCGGTCCGCAGGGTGATGCAGGCCCTGCAGGCGCCACTGGTCCGCAGGGACCTGCTGGTGCAGCGGGGGCAACCGGCTCGCAGGGTCCGGCGGGCGTGGTAGCAGCCACGGCGCCGATCACTTACGACGCCGGCACGCAGACGGTCGCGATCACTGCGGCGACGACCAGCGCTGCGGGCTCGATGAGCAGCGCCGACAAGACGAAGCTCGACGGAATAGAGGCCGGGGCACAGGTCAACCCCGGCACCGTCACGACCTCAGCAGCCGGCCTCCAGCCTGCCAGCGGCTACGGGACGATCACCTACGCCGCGCAGGTGACGCTGGACTTCGCGGCCCGCGACAAGACGATGAACACCATCAGCCTGACCGGCGCACTGGAGCTGCTGTCCAGCAACCTGGCCAATGGGCGGGAAGTGCGGCTGCGGCTGGTGTGTGACGCAACGCAGCGGACCTTGACGTTCCCGACTGACTGGAAGTTCGTCGGCACGAAGCCCGCAAACCTCGCTGCCTCCAAGGTGGCAGTCCTCAGCCTCGCCGCGTTTGGCACCACCAACGCCGACGTGGTGGCCGCTTACGCAGTGCAGTCATGATGATCCGAGTCA